CGTTTGCAGTGTTCCCGGTTAATGTTGTTCCACTTTCCGTGATTGCTGTGATCGTCCCATTAGGAATGCCTCCAGAACCTGTTATCACTAAACTATTAGTTGATAATGTGGCACTAACTCCTGGGTAATATCCTGCCTGCGATACACCACCAATAGTCTTAATGTATGGGATCTTCGTATTTGCTGGTGTCCATGAATAAGTTGTTATATTACCGGTATTTGTAACTGTTACATATCCTACCTCGCCTTCACCTTCTCCATTTATAGTCATAGAAGCTTGCAAACCATTATCGTCAGCTGCTCCTCCAATTGAACTTAAATAAACAGTTGCATCACGTCTAACTCCAATAAATTGATTATTCGTGTTAAAAATAGTTTCATCTTTATTGAATCTTATATATTCACTTCTATTGTCTGCTCCAACCGGCATTGTACGCAACATTATATTATAGTAATCTTGAATCCTGTTGTCTTTCTGATATAACATATTAAGTTCCATTGATATGTTATATGCTTTTAGCGTTGTGGTTGTAGTAGTTTCACAAATATAATGTAATTCCTCAGTGTCTGGGTCGAAAGACTCTTCAAGTTCCTCAGTGTTACAAATAAGTGCCCAAACTCTATCATTATCATCCTTTGAAAATGGCATTGAAACATTTAATAAATGCCCAAGTATTGCACGTGATTCTGGTTGTACTCCCATTAGAGACCTCCTAAAATTAAATAATACTGCATAAGCAGCACTTTGAATTTGACATAACCTTAGATGTTAAATTGTATACTATTCCATTTACTAGTTGTGGTCTTAAATATTCATGTATCGTATCTAATAGAAAACGCTTGAATTCTACAGGATCAGTAAACTTTTTTATTATACCTTCAGAATATCCATAACGTATTTCTGCAAGCCCAGATCTTTCAAATGAAACATTCCCATTTGATTTGCCAGAAGCAACATTTGTTATGTTGTTATAGATCTGGTCAAAATCATAATACTTTTCGCACAAATCGCACGCGCATCTTTTAACAACGTCAATAATCTGCAAAGGATAATTATTAATAGTGCTATCAGATATTCTAAGCATCGTAGCATCTGAAATTAAACTGCAAGCTTTTGGGGCTTGTTTTGCAAATTGTTCTTGTGTTAATTTATCCCCTTTATACGTTTCAGTATAATATTCATAAGTTATAAACATTTTAAACACCAATCCTATAAAATCCAGCAATGTTAAATACACAACTACTATTTGAAAAATCGGAACAATTGATAAATGATTTGCCATTATTATTCATAAATTCAATTCGTTCACCAACAATGCGTGCCCCAATATTATTTGTAAAATCAGCACTGCTTGAATACATACAGCAAACACTAAGTGGCCAATTTATTCCACCTTCAGAATATGCGTTATATGGTAAACTACTCAGCCCCATATAATCATTTCCAGGTGTTGTGACATTGTATGAAACATTAATGCTAATGTAGCACATATCACCAAATACCATATACCAACAAGATGAAAAATTTGTTGTATATGTTGGGTTATTCGCTGTCCCGCTAGTAACAAAACCAATTAAATTAGGAACAAATGTGTTTTCTGACATAAGTGACTGTGAGGTGATATTCACTTTGTTATTACTGTCTGGTTGCAGCGATGTCCCATTTACCTTTACACCTTGAATACCACATGTACCTTGAAGTACCCTTGTCACTGCTTCATCATATTCTTGCCCAGAATGTGATGATTGATATTGTGCCATAATTACTCCAATTGTAAAAAAAATTAAAGTTTTTTATAATAGTCACGGCGTGTTTGTGGTCTGCACGGGTTCATTTCTCCTAACTAGCTTGTTTTGCTAGAGAAAGGAGGGATGTTTATGAGTAATAAGATTATTCAAATCTTAAATATCATTTTATTGATATTGCAAATTCTGAGTTTCTTTAGAACTCATCATAAAAACTACCGTGCTCAAATCACGGTAGTAATATTTAAAGTCAAAATATGAACCCGTGCTCCACAGGCACGCTACTATTATACCTCAAACTATAAATTTGTCAATATATTGTTTAAAAATTTATAGTTCTTTATAATAAATAAGCAGGATATCCAGATTAGTCTGATCCAAGGCGGTCTGTCACTCTCCTTTAAAAGGAGGTGATAACTATGAATCTGAACGATATTTTTATCGTATCTCAGATAATAGTCAATTCTTTGATTATATTTAAAATAATAAAAGAATTAATAAAATAACCCGCCGTTAAATTATTAATTCAAGAATAATTTCGGACAGACCGCTTTTGTGATGTCCTGCTTTTATTATACCACAAACTATAAATTTGTCAATATATTGTTAAATAGTTTATAGTTTTTTATAATAGTCTCAGCGTGATTTGTTCGTTGGGTTCATCGTACTTTCCCCTGTATGTTTAAGGAGAAAGTGAGGTGATTTAGTTGCTTAATATTTTACTATTAATTTTGAATATAATCTTTAGATTTATTCAAATCATAGGAAAAATAAAGCGTCCCCCACGAAAACGGCGTGGGAGTCGTAAATAAAATGCTCAATATTTTACGATGAACTCGCTTACGAGTCACGCCACCATTATACCATATTACTCAAATAAAAGCTACCGTGCTACAATCACGGTAGTAATTAAAATCCTTATAATTTAATGGACCCGTGCCCCACGGGCACGCTATTATTATATCTCAAACTACAAATAAGTCAAGGTTAATCTAACGTCACTGAAATATTAACATTAGACGTTGCTACCTGGACATCATCGCGTTTGTAGATCGTGCCATTTGAGTTATAAACAGTGTACATATAATTTTGATTTGGCTGTGAAACAAATTCTACAATACCGCTTGAATTTGTTTTGGCGCTCATTCCACCAAACTTCACTTTTATATTTTCAACCGGTGCTGAAGTAGAATCAACAACAGTGAACGTCACAGTGTAAGTTGTGGCTTGTGGGTTTGCAGCAATAATAGCAAACGGGAACCTTGAACCAGTCTGATTTAAAATATTAATCGGGTTTGGAATAGCAAATCCAATTCTCCATTTAGCACGCATAACCTGACTGTCTTCATCAAACATACTGTGTAAACCATCAGTCATATTAGTCGCAGCATCTGCTGAAATCCTAACTGACATATCTTCCCTTACAGAATACAACGCCTGTTGGAAGTCACCTACTATCAAAAGTGCTCTTGAATCATCCCATGCACCATTGTCCAGATAATATTTGTCGAGTGCCTCAATGAACGGGAACCATATTGGCTGTCCAATAGTGTCAACATTCATCCTAAATTTTGCTTTCATCCCCACACCCGCTACCAATGCGGTAGGGTTGTATCCTGACTGCTCTACTAAACTCAGTGCATTATTTATATCATTATTTATATTTGTCGTCTGCTGCACAACCGCACCTGCCTGATAACAGGCGGTAACAATATCAGATCTAAACCTTCTTGGTTTATCAATTCCCATAAATACAGCCTGGTCAAACGCCTTACCATATACTTCAGAAAGTCTAGGTAATATCTCGCCCCACATATCGTACGCAGCATCCTCTCGTACATTATCAGGAATAATTACACGTGCCGCATATTCTTCAGCGTACATCTCAACCATTTCCCACGCCTGCGAGGTTAATGGTTTTATCGCATTGTCTGAATTAAGCCATCCACCTTGTGGTAACATTGAAAGTGCTGGCATTAAAAGCTCGTCACGAAGCATATTACGAGTACGTCTAAATATACGAAGTGCTACAGAATATCTAAGGGCACCTTGTATAATTTCTCGCGATATTTCTGGGGGTATCAACGCCTGTGCTGAAGTTCTAGTAATATAATCTGCCATAGTATTTCTCCTTAAAATTTATTTATTTTTCCACGGAAAAAATCGTTCATTCGTGCGTGTGAAGACACCGAAACCTGATTATTTTCAAAAGTTGGTGCCGTATTTATCATTGGTCCTTTAGGACTATTCCTTAAAAACTGTGGATGTGTCTTTTTATATTTTTCAAGTGCATCGTCAAAACTTGCTCCATCTTTTAATGACCGAGTAATATCGTGCACTATAAAATCTACAAATTGATCATCAAATCCACTTGATAATACATTGAATTTTCTACCGTTATTCTTTTGCGTTTCTAATTCTTTTATAGCATTTGCTCTACTTTTCAATTTTTCTTTTATTTCTTCAAAGGAATGCTCACCTAAGTCTTTCAAAATGCGTCTTTCAGTATTTCTAATTATCCTTTCTTCTCTCGCTTTCCTATAATCAAATTTTGCTTCTTCACTAGGTTCTGATACATTTGCAGTTTCTTCGTCACTATTTTCCGATTCTAACTGCTGTGTTACTATTTCATTGCTCATATATACCTCCAAGCTTTTTTAAGGGTTAGCTCCCTAATTACTGTTTTTTGGGTCAGTTCCCTAAGAGCCGTTGTTAACGGGGTTCAGCGCCCCATATGCCTTAGACTTGTGATTTCCCAGTGTGGTAACACACTCAGATATTCACGCCACAAATTAATAATAAAAATATTATTTGGGAATGCATTTTTGAATGTTTCTAAATCAGTAAATGCATAATTTGAAAAATCACCAAGTGCAACAAAATCACGCTGTGTCTGGAATGTAAAAGCGTTTGTTTTGTCACTAAGTGATGCAAATTCGTTTGGCAAATAAAAATTTTTACCATCTAAAGTTTGTTTCATATCATTTACTACTTTGAATTTGATTAAAACAATAAGATGATCGATAGATTCGTCAAATCCAAGTGCACGCTCATTAGCATATGATTGTTGATATTCTACATTATTTAAAACTTCACTGTGATATTGTTGGGAAGAATCAATAAAGTTAAATAGTGTGATTTTTTGACTATATAACATTATCTAATAACCAACATTTGAATATTTAAATTTACGGTTGGGACTTCATCAAAACAAGTAGCGGTAATTTCATTAGCAGCCGTCGTGATTTTACTAACATTCCCCCAACTACTAAGTTCTTGAGCAGCTGTTGAAGAGGAATTTGACAATACAACATCTGTTATTGGCGTATCAGTAGCCAATATCCCAGAAACTGATACCGTTTGAGTATAGGGTGCATTTGCGGACCAACTGTTCGACGAAAAGGTTGCAGTATACGTATTTTTGGTTGCAACGCTGGGTTTGTTTAATAAATCGTTATATGAACCAGTGGTAGCAACAGTTGCCAGACTGCTTGAATCAGCTTTATTGTTTAAATATAGTGTTACTGCATTTTGTGACATAACATTTGCAGTTGAAGTACCAGTTGCTTGAACAACTGACGGGACCGTTGGTGTACCTGATAAATCAGAATATGCTCCGGTAGTTGCGACTGTCGCTAAACTACTAGTATCCGCCTTAGCACCAAGTGCAACTGTTACTGCGTTTTGTGACATAACACTCGTTGTCGAAGTACCAGTATTTTGGGTAACTGATGGTACTGTTGGTGTGCCAGTCAAATCTGCATACGCACCAGTAGTAGCAACTGTTGCTAAATTTGGTTTTCCATTTAGATCCGAATAAGCTCCTGTAGTAGCAACTGTT